ATGATTTTAGGAATTAGAGAGAGTTTCTTTGTTGGTCCATATCATGCATTATACAGAATGAATGATCCTAGCTATTCTATGAAGATTTATAGTGTTCTTTATAAAGATGAGAATGAAGTTCTCTCTGCTCATCTTACTTTGAAGACGACTATTAAAGGATCTTCGGGGTTGGGAACTCGGTTGAATGATGATTGTTATGTTATTAATATAATTGCTTTGCCTCCAAATAAAGATATTTCTCATTTACTTATGAAGGAAACAGGGAATTATTCTAATGTTGAAGGAATTAATTATTTTTATAATGCTAATTACCGCTGGATACCTGATCCTTGCAGAGGATCTTTTCGTCCTGTTAATTATAATATTCCCATTGGGTCAGAGATTATTCATTTATCCAGTACGAAAATTGCTGTATCTTCTGAACAGCCATCTTTTGTTGGACGTTGTGGATCTGCTTTGATTTCTAAAATCGGTAATCATTATTCTCTTCTGGGAATAAATGTTGCGGGAAATTTAAAGTCATATCAGATTTTCGAGCAATTTGTTCTTCGGGATTTCAATTTATCTTTAGATAGGTTATCTAATATTCTTTTGGTTCCTACTAGTTCGGTTTTAACTGAGGATTCTTTTAATTTTAAGAGTTTCTCAATTCCGACTAGACCTATAAATAGTTCTGATTATATTAATTGGATGACTCCTTCTGAAATAGGTGGAATATCAACAGTAGGGGCTATTCAAGTTCCTGTTCAGCGTCCTAAATCAAAAGTCGGTTTTTGTATAACTCGTGAGGCTTTTCTAAAAAATTTTCCTTCGGAATTTCATAATAATCTTGGCATTCCTGTTTTTAAAGATTATAGAGACACTGAAGGAGTTTTTAGATCAGCATATGGAGGTGCTTTGAGATCTCTTTCACGCCAATGCCATAGTATTAATATGGAGCATTTAGAATCGATTGTTGAGCATCTCAGCGAAAAATTTTCTGTTGATGATTTACAGCATGAAGAAACTTGGCGAGTTGAAGAATGTATGTCTGGATCTTCTCAAAATCCTTTTTGTAAATCTATGCCTAAGACTACTGCGGCGGGATTTCCTTTGGGTAAGAAGAAGATCGATCATTGCGTGTATCATCCCACTTTGCACGCTCCCGATGGTTATATTCCTAATGACGATCTTAAGTCTCGTATTCACGATACTCTTACTTTGATGTCTAATGGTGAGTCTCCTGGGACTGTTTTTAAATGTAGTCTCAAAGATGAGCCTCGTGATATTAGCAAAGTTAAGTTGAGGAAAATAAGAGTTTTTACTGTCGCTCCTCTCGACTGTGTGATTATTCAGAAAATGTTTTTTGGAAGTCTAATTGGCATTTTTATGAAAAATTTTTCTACATTTGAGACAGTGACTGGGATAAATTGTTTTTCCAGTGATTGGGGAGTTGTTATCAAAAGGCTTATGAAGCATCCTAATGTTGTTGACGCTGATTTTAGAGAGTATGATAAGAGAATAGCAAGTGTTATTATTATTGCTGTCTTTACTATTATGAAAAACCTTAAGTCGGTCAACCGTACTCTTACTACTTCTGAAGTTAATGTCATTAGAGCAATGATGACTGATATGGGTTTTCCTTTGTTATTGATCGAGCAATTTCTTATAAGTATCATGGGCTCTGTGAGTTCTGGTGTCTGGTTGACTTTGCCGGTAAATAATATTGCTAATAGTATTTTCATTCGATTAGCTTTTCTCTCAATTTTTGGATCACAATTTCCTTCCAATAAAGAATGTCTTCAACATTTTGATAATCATGTCGAATTTGTCGCTTTGGGAGATGATAACACTTTTTCTATGTCTGATGAAGTTAAAGATGAGTTTAATTTTCAGAGTGTCCAAAATTACTACACTTCAATCGGTATGAAATATACCGCTGCTGATAAATCTGATAAGGTTTATAAGTACAATCCGGTTGAACGGGCATCAATTGCCAAGCGTAAATGGATTTATGATTCCGAAGCTGACAAGTATCGATGTCCTTTAGAGTTACCCTCCATTGGAAAAGCATTTTGTATTGCTTTGTTCGATGGACCTTTGACTGAGGAACAGCGTATTTTGTCTGTTATCAACGGGACTTTGTTTGAATTCGCTCAGTATGGGAGAGTTAAATATGATGAATATTGCTGGTGTCTAGAAAAGACTCTTAGTGAATCCGGTATTAGGCACCGTCCTCTTGCGTCATATGATAACATTATTAGGCGAATTGATGAAGAAGGTGAAACTCCTTGGGATGATAGTGAATTATATGATATAGATTTATCCGATGAGGTATTTGTTCCCACTGCCAAAATTGAGTACAATTTGGAGATAAATGGCGTGATTCACAATGAAGTTTGTGATGATTTTGCTCCTGAGTGGTGGAGGTATCTTTGTTACTATAATTCTCGAACATACCCTTGTATTTGTCATTGCTTATGGATTGCGTTTCTTTCATTCTATAAAATTGTTGAATTTTTTCTTGTTATCATAGATAGTATCAAAAATAATTATGCGCATAGATGGATGATTCTTATCGATTATGATTATCGATTATCTTATGTAATGATCTTATTTCAATGGGTTCTAATTCTTTTTATATGTCCTTATCCTATTGTTATGTTCTTTGTTGGCCAATTCGCTTTTTCGACTGTTGAGGCTCCTATGCGCGGTTTATTGATTAATGTTTTTACTGCTTGGTGTATTTTTACATATACCCAGTCGGATTTTAAATATTTATATATTCC